GCGGCGGCAGTCTCGGCACGTTCGGCCCAGCGCTGGGACAGGTCTTCGGGAGGCTGGTCAGAACGCCGGCGGGCACCCACCTCACTCATAGTGGCAATCTCTTCCATAACTGCTTGGCGGAGACGAGAGCGAGTGAGGGATTCTTTGGGGTAGGCGCCGGAGAAGTACTCGGATTGGCCGACGGTCTGGCCACCATATTGGTCCGGTTCGCCGCGGCCTCGATGGCCGCGCCGCGGTTTGCCGGGGCTCCCGTCCGACGAACGCTCCTCGCCGGGGGCACCAGGAAAAGCCCACGGGTCCACATCGACCGGGTCCTGGCTCGGGTCTACTCCCAGGCGCTCAGCAGCCTTCGCACGTTCGCCCCCTGAACCTCCAGCGGTGACGCGACCTCCACCGCGTGCTGCCGGGGTTGCGGTATATATACTGTGTTCGGGTCCGTATGGGGTCTCGGCTGCTAGAGCCGCTTCTGCCTCGGCTGGGGTCTCGGAGGCATCGACTCCTACTACTGAAGCGTCTTGGGCCCGTTTCCCCTGCGAACCTCCGCGCGTGACTCTGCCGCCAGTGTGAGTCGGGGGGACCCCCATGACTTCTTTGCCCTTCCGATACAGTTTCTCGCCGCCGCTCACCGCAGCTTTGCCTAAGCCCATGAGCGCGTCGCGTACGCCGATTTCGGCTAGTGTCTCTTCTCTAACGATTTGTAGTAGTTGTTCTTTAGATAGATTCATGGCAGACTTTCCCTACCCATAAATAGTTACTCGTCGTCTAAAGTGTAATGATCTTCTGCATTTCCTGTGCGGTTATCGAACTTCATGATGATCTCTTCATCCATAATGTCGAACACGCGCTTTCTAAACCGTTCATCTTGCAACTTCTCAACCCAATGAGAGCCCTGAAACTTCTCTTCTGAACCATCATCATGCACCAGGGCATACCACGCTCCTGCGCGCTTGAGATTCTCCGAAGATTTAATAGCTTCGAGCCAAGATTCTTCATCCTGAACCCCCACATCTTCACCCCAGAGAATCTTAAAGGCACAGTTGCGCCCCTGTGTTCCGAAGCGAGACTTCTCCAGCCTAACCTTCACCTCTGATCCGATTCGGAATCCGTTGTCGTCTAGGACAAAGCTGGCCTTAGCCTTGCGTCCCGTCAGCCACACGCGTAGAGAGTAAGCATAAATCATTGCCTTTCCTCCCGGAGTGACGTACGGAGTTACCATTGCCTCGGCAGGAAACCTTGTGATATTAGTCTTCAACTGGTTGAGAACCAGAAAGGCCGACTGACTGTTGGCAATCGGTATCGTAAGCTTCGACATTCCCTTGGCGAGGATGCGAGCCTTCACTGCCATCGACGATTGTGGGTTGAAATCTCCCTCTACATCAGAAATGGACGGTGTAAGGGCGAGCGAATCCCAAATGAATAGGGTTTTCTCTGCTCCGCTATTAAGGATTTGTTCAATGGTTTCAAGTACTTGCTCAACTGACTGGACCTGAACATAAATAAGAGTCTCTAGATCGCACCCCGCGCGCTGAAGGAAGTCGGGATCAATCGCAGACTCGGCATCCATGTAGATTACATTCATGCCCATTCTCTGAGCATTTCCTGCAATCTGTGCAGCCATGAAAGACTTGCCTGTTGACTCCAGTCCTGCAATCTCTGAAATCTTACCGACAGGGATGCCGGCCAGGCGCCCACGACAAATAATACTGTCGAGCCAGCGCGATCCTGTGGGGATCCACTCCTTGACTTCGGTTGGGTTCTCCTCATTGAGGTTGTACGCGACTTCCATTCCGGAAGCCTTGTTGATGAGGGATCTCAAATCTCCAACGGATACTGTCCCTACTTTCGATTTTGATTTTGCCACTAGTTTCTTCCAATCATTAGTATTTCTCTTGCCTTCTTGGCTTCGAATATTGTGTTACCATCTTCGTCCACACCAGCATGCTTTCGTCTGCCCGCTGTGTATGTAACATCGAAGTAGAGTATCTCATTCTTTCCTCGGCGGCTTTCAAAGAAGTCATCTTCTTCGTCTTCAACCACTCTATTAGATAGCATAGCATAAGCACCCAGTTTTGTCGAGTCATTTAAAAATTTAATCACACGCTCCTGCCATGCGTCATCAAAGTCAACCCCATACTGTGTAAACGACCCTCGGTACGGAGGATCAAGGAAGACATATGAGTTTTTCTTAACATATGGCAACACTTTCCCAAAATCACTGGCCAGTAACGTAGTGTTTTTTAAAGCTTTTTGCCATTCAAGCACATTATTTTTGTCGTATACCTTCTTGTCATGACCTAGGAGGCCAGATGGAGTAGCGTAGCGGTCACCTGACTCCTGGGTGGTCTGCCAAATCCCATTGAACCCGGTCTTTAAGAGAAAATAAAGAACCGCGTCTTCTTCGGTGCGGCTCCATTGTTTGTGGTTGTGAATATATTCATCTAATAAATTATAATAAAACTTTTTTCTTTCTCCGCCTGTACACTCTTTGTTGGGCTTCGAGAGACGATAGTAGACAACTTCATTCTTGTTGTTGAGCGGCAGATATTGAGACTCTAGGTCATCCATCTTCGCTAAAAAGTTATTACAGTCACCCCGAATAGTTCTGTAGATACTCATAATATACTTGTTGTAATCGTTAAGAACAAAGGTTGCATTTTTGTTTCGGTTATACGCCCAAACAAACATAGCTCCCGCACCCATGAATGGTTCAACGTAGTGTTCAACTGTGCGAGGAAGTACCCCTCTCTCTTTATACTTCTTGATAAGGCGTGTCTTGCCGCCAGCCCACATGAAAAGAGGTTTCATACAGCCTCGGTCAAAAGAGGCCCAGAGGCATTCTCTTCGCGAACAATCATTCTTAGATAATTACGGAAAAAGTTTTTGACCTCCGTTACGTTTTTGGGACACGCCAAGCACGTGTTGTGATGCATCGCTCGAACCAACATCTTGCCGGTAGCCTGATGGACATAGCCATTCTCTGTTTCCCATGGCTCAAATCCGGGGCCGTCTAAAACCACCAGAACACGTTTAGGCGACAAGCCATATGCGAGGGCATCCATAGTATAGAGAGCAATTCGCTCACATGCATTTGGTTTTTTTGCTTGGTACTTGTTGTCTCCGAGCCCTACGACCTTTCCCCAATACTTAATGACCCCGAAATCAGGGTGCGTCAGTGAATCATAGGTCCCGTGTGTCCGTCTTCTGTTGGTGGCTATCTTCGTTTCATAGAGTTGATTAATACTATAGTATGGAACAAGTGAGAAATCCTTAAACTCCGGCTCGCGAAGTATTTCTTCTAGTGTGGTTCGACTAAACCTTTCACTTTCTGTACTTTCTTCCGAAGTAAAGGCATGTGTTCCTACGGGTGCGGTCATTTTTTCTCCATATTATGTGAGACCCCTGTAACCCCGGGCCTCCCTGCGGGAGTGGAGGGCTAGGTTTATAGAGCACCTAGCTCAGCAAATGCGGCATCAACCGCATTAGGCTCTTCAGTGGTGGTCGTACCCTCTGGAGGTGCGCCACCAAACTTTTGGGTCTCAGACGAAACCGCCTCGGGGTCCTCTACACCCGAGCTCATGAAAGTATCCAGAAGCGCTGTAACATCCTCTGATGTTTTGCGCTCGAAAAGCGTATCAAACTCTGGAATGCTCTCCAACAACTCGGCACAGCTTTCTGCCGTCATATCCTCACACAACTCAGAGCTTCGACGACGAGGCACCAGCTTCGTCTGTGGGAATGAAGCGCCGGGAGGCTTCCCGTAGGTCATCGTAAGGTCAGTGCCCGTCTCTGGATCGGTAATGTCACCATATTCTGGGTTAAGCACGAGACTGAGAAGATTCTCGTAAGCCATCTTGCCATAGCCCCAAATGCGCACACCCTTGTCTTCTTCTCCGCGGACAAGCACGGGTGAAAAGAAACGAGGACGCACAAAGAAACTCTTAGCCAGCTTCTTACTCTCATCATCGTTCTTATCTACGCCGTCGCGCCACAACTTCGAAGCGAATTCGCAGACCGAACACTCTTCCGCATAGTTACGCTTGGGACATAAAAATCCTGGCGTGTTTCCCAGGTTATAATGAAACCACTTCTCCTTGAAGGGGTCTCCGTCGGGAGTAGGGACAATGCGAATTGCCTGAGTCCCGTCTTCGGGACGCCAAAAGTTGTCCCTGTCGCCGCCTTGTCCTTTGAGAGTGGCCAGCTTTTCTCTCATCTTATCTAAGTTAATACCCATTTTGTTTTCCTTTCATGGTTGGGTTAAAGTACGATCAGCCAATATCCTGATCGTCTAGTTCATTTATGTATGATTGTACCACAGAGCTATGCTTAACGCAATAACAATATTTCTGTTCGTAGTTCGTTTTGTATACTCCATAGGACACGTTAATCTTTTCCTCTATCTTGTCTTTGACGTACTCTTTAATTCTCTTGAATAAAGTTCCATCTGTCTTTAGGTCTTCTTCACTAATACCATAATAGTATACCACATCTCGTGGCAATTGCAAGTCATAAAACCATTTTTCTTCGCCCTCTTCTATATTCAAAATCCCTACCGTAGAAATCCTGGCAATCTCATGGGGCTCTGTAAACGTGCCCAAGACCGGCTCTGAATTGCTGAAGACATTTACCATATGAATCGTGTTAACAATGGCTTGATTTATTGTATCGTAGTAGCTTATAATCGGGATGTCTCCGATGCTTTTTTCTATCTGTGCGTTGGAAACCAAATAGATTCTTTCAAATACTCCAGACCTGGCGTACTCTTGCAAGACGTTCTTTACAACCCTCTCCTGAGCCGCCTCAGTTTCGCTTAAGAAGGACACGTCCGGCTCCACGTACAAAACAGATATCGAAACGTCTGAGAGTTGCTCCAGGAGCCTCAGAGCGCACCCTGTGATGCTCCCGGCGCCACACAGAATGAAGATAACGTCTCCTGATATCTTTTGCAGGTCTTTTTTGAAATCCAGAGGATTTTTTTCGTATGCTTCGTGAGTTTTTCTCTTCGGAATATTAAAACAGTTTTCTCCCGCAAGATCCGTATCAAACTTATAGATTTGATATTGAGGAAACTTTGAAAAACAGTCCGCGATCGCACATCCAGCCTTTCCTAGGCCCATAATGTTCACTGGTCGTCAACCCAATCTAAAATAATATGATTTTCAAAGGGGCCCCTGCTATACGCCCGAAGGCCCATCTTGGCATAGCGACTGAGTCCCATAACTTTTTCGATAGTGCGAATAACCTCCATCACGTCTGCCAGTTCTTCGTTTGACGGGTTCTTCTGAAACTCTTTGGCCTCTTCTACGAGCTTCTTCCCAAGGTAAGACGGTC